CTACCTTACTCCTTTCTGCCTCTCTATGCCCCAACTCTTGTGATCCAGCTGATATTCAAATCCACAATCATAGCACCGAAAAAATATATCTCCATACTTATTCCGAATATCTGCGTTGACGTTCTTACTGTGACATCGAGGACAGTATTTAGTGTACCATTTAGTGGCTCGATCGCCTGTATGAACTTTAGCCATTTTTCACCTCCTCTTTATCCCAAATTTTCCAACTCCAACTCCAAATCATCTTTTCTATTTTCGTAACCTGCTTCTATCAATTCTATTACTCTTTTTCTCACTTCTTCAGGAATTTCCACCTCTCTTTCCCTCCAACTTACTATCTTCAATGGATAATAAGAAAGCTGAGTCTTCATACAATCCAACTCTCCCAAAGCCTCTCTCACCCTATCCAATTCCTCAATTATTTCTTTTCCCTTTTCGATAGTTTCTCTCTTCATTCTTTCGCCCCTCCTCTTTTTTTCAAAATCTCCTCTTTCTCTTCGGGGCAGAGCCTTCGACATCTCCCCTGCTTAACCGCTCCAGCGATTAACACAGTCTCTGCCTATGGAGTCAACCCCGCGGTTTTTCTCATTCCCCTATTTCCCCTTTCTCTCTGTGTCATCTTTCACATTTCCCTTACCACCACTTAACAAGTCCTGTAACACGGAACTCTTATCACTAACATTGACCGGTTTCCTTATGCTCCTGGTTTTAATTCTTTCTTTTCTATCTCCCATATTTCTTTTCTCCTCTGTTCTTTTTATATATTATAAAGCTTTTTCTCATATTCCTGTCAAAAATCTTTATTTTCCCATCCTCTTTTCCAATTATCAAAAAACCTTTCCTCTTCGCATATTTCAAAGCCTCCTCTTCATTTTCAAAAATAATCCCCATTTTCATTCTCCACATATTTCTCAATTACATCCAAAACCTCTCTCATCATTTTTTCGAGCCGTTCCTGACTTATCACATACATCCAAGACCTCACCACCACTCCATTCCCGTAACCTGATTCATCTTTATCCAATTGTAAATGTTTTATCCAATTGCCACTTTCTAACATAGCGAAAAATTCATCCGTTATCCTCTCTCTTAACACTTTCCTATAAACATCGATAACCCCCGCCTCATTCACTGCCTTCAATACATTCTCATCATTAACACTCAACACTTCCAATCTAGTTATGTTATCTAAAATCTTTGTCAATAATTCCGTTTTGAATTCTGTCATTACATCCCCCTCGGTTTATTCCCCACTATTCTTCCGTGTTTCTCAAAGTAAGCCACACCATATCCCAACGCATCACTAGCATGACTAGCCCAATCGTGAATTGGTTCATCCGTATAATTTCCATCCACTCCTTCTTTCCTCCGATAATTCATCAACCGCTCTATCACTTCCAGCTGATCCTTATCCACATAAAACCTCCCAGCCACTGGATCCATTATCTTATTCACCAAAGCTATCCTATTCATCACTCCAACAGATATCACCGTCACCTTCATCCGCACAAACCCCCGATTTATCAAGTGAGCGTTCCTCATTTGATCCCGCACGCTCTTCTTACTTTTTATCCCCCGCTGTAAAGCGTCGGGGCCTACCACCTGTATCTTTCTGCGATAGTCTCTTTCTCTTGCCCTTTGGATGAACTCTAGAGTTTTCTTCTTCTGATCATAAGGAAGCAGATCGAAGTCCTCTGGCTGATGACCTTGGACTAAGCTTATGTAGAAGCGGATAGTCTGTTCGCTGTTTATGTAACTATCCACTAAAGCAATGCGCTTGTTGAAATCTCGGCACAATACCAAAATCACCGTCTCATCCGCCAACCCTAAGTCCCAAGCCAATATAGTCTCCCACGTCGGATCGTATTCAATCCGCTGACTAGCGTGATGTTCCACAGAAAACTTATACCAAACCCTCCCCTCCACGCTCTCGCTGTAATTAATGTCCAGTTCTTGAGCCAATTGGGTGGGAGTGAGAATTTTCTTTTGACGTTCGTACCATTCGCTAGTCCATTTGCCATTCACCTGACGGAGGCCTTTTTGTCTTTCGGGATGAAGACGCCAATGAGAGGTCACCACGTGTTCTGCTCCGAAATCTTTACTCCACCTCAACCGAGCGAAAGCGTTGCCCTTGCCTTTTACTGTGCTGTTAAGATGTAGACTGCGTGCTGCTTGTTGAATGGAGGCTAAAATTGTTTCGCTTTTGGGAGTTCTTGCTGCTTCATCCCATAAAGCTATTCGATAAGTTCCGCCTCTTCCGGATTCCGTCGTCGTGGAAGTACCCACTATGTAAGCACCCGTCAACTTATTACTTATTCGCAAACTCTTTATCTCCAACACACCCTTAAATCCCAACCGCTCATCCAACCGCTCATACATAAATCGAAGTTTACCCAATAAAGAATCCGGAGTATTCCGCATTCCCCCATCATCTACCAAATCCTCTTTATAACTCAACACACATCCACTAAACGATTCATCATACAATATTCCCCAAAGAAAAAAAGCCATATATAACCAACTAAACCCCATCTGACGGCTTTTTTCGTTCAAAAGAGGTTCCTGCTTCTTATAAGCATCGTAAATCCTCTCCACGTATTTCCATTGAAAAGGATAAAGCCGAAAAGGAATCACTGGAGGATCTTTCTCAACATTTAAAATCCAACATTCATTGTTAATAAAATTTGCTGGATTATTTCGGTAATCTTTGTGTTTTTCGATGTATTTCTGTTGCTCGAGGAGTTTGATCTGATATTGTAAGAGTTCCTCCTGATATGCTAAGATTTCTTTTTTTTCTATTTCTAAAAATTGTCTTTTTATTTCATTTTTCGTACAGCGCCTCTCGATTTCAATTTCCTGTAACCGCTGCTGTATTTGCTGTAAATCCTCCCACCAATTGTTTAAGCTTTTCTCTGAGTTTTTTAACATTTTCCTCTAATTCCTTCGTGCTCTTTTCTGAGACGTTCAAATCCCCCTTTACATTTATTTCGTTTACTAATTTTCCCTCCTTTTTCCAAAACAACTCTATAGCTCTCAATTTCACGGCGTCGCTAGTACTCTTACTAGTAAGAATCTCCTCAAACTGATCGTTCACTATTCCACGCAAATACTCAAATCTAGCACTCTCTATCTGATCCATTTTATCGGAATACAGATTGTACGCCTCCACGTACTTGGGATGTTTAATCCATTTACGCACAGTAGCACTGCTTTTATGAATTATTCGAGCTATTTTTTCCGCACTGTATCCAGCATACTGATATTTCATAATACGCCAATGGATATCTTTCAAAACAAAAATCTCTCTTTTTCTCTTTCTAGATTTCTTCTTCTCTTTTTCCATTCATCCCCCCTATTAATAGGGAAAAAATAACACTTAATTATTAATTAAATCATATTTAATTTAATCCTTTTCAAATCTCGCCTTTTTTTATCCTCGTATACACATTCAATACATTATTTACATACCGTTTCCCCGCCACTAGTCTTTTATCTTCATCGTTCAAATCAGCAAATCTCATATTCCCATCATTCCAATAATACTTCAATACATACTGAGGTCCGACATTATACGCCAATAACACCCACTCTATCCTCCCATCAAAAGTTTCGAACAAATGATACAAAAACAACACCTGCAACTTCTTAGAATACACCGGATCAAACAATTTCTCTTTTCCATACGCAGTAGGTCTCAGCTCCTCATACGGAGTGTAAAAACAAGAAACCATCCTAGCCGTATAAGGCATAAATTGACACACACCCAAAGCACCCACCTTAGATTTAGCTCGTTTATTGAATCCCTTACTTTCCACTCCATCTATAGCCACTAATAAATAAGGATCTATTCCGTACAATTTCCCTCCAGCGTAACTTATCTCTAAATATTTTCTCAATTCCTCTTTATTCATTCTATTCCGCTTTTCTACTTTCCATTTTTCACTTTCAACCAAAACATACTTCCCCGATATCAACACAAATCGTTCAAACTTTTTCGCATCCGTTACATAATAATCGCTAGCTAAAAAATCTTTCAAATAAAAAGCAGTGTCCAATAGGTCTCGATTTTTTTCTTTCAACTCATCTATTTCTTTCGCATATTTCGATTTTAAATTCTCTATTTCTTTATTTAGACTGGGAATTATTACCAACATCGCTATCCCTAAAACCACGCTAACTATCAACAAATACACCCCTACCAATATTCCCACTATTTTCTTTTCAACATTATTCATCGATTTCCTCCTCCGATTTTTCTAATTTATTGATAATGAAATTTTCCAGCTCCCGAACTCTTCCCCATAAGGATGAAACTTTCACCACAGACAAAACTCCCATCACCATGAGTCCCAAATAAAAACCAACACCAAAAACTCCAACTAAAATTAAAACGTTCATTTTCTATTCCTCTTTTTCCTTTATCAAATCCCGATGAATCATGCCCCTAGCTAAATACTCAATATATTCTAATCTCTTTTTTAATTCTAATTTTTCCCTCTCCAGCTCCTTTATTCTATTCATTAATCGCTCACACACTCTATTCATTAATCGTTCACACACTTCTCCGTAATCAACGGTTTGACTTGTGTAAGGATATGCGGGGAGATTCTGAAGATTTTCGTAATCGGCATAAAACACCGCTTCGCAAAACCGATTACACATAGCATTGTAGAGGAAATCCCCTGGCTTGATTCCTTTTTGAACGTATCGATGGATAGCACTCATCATCCGCTCTGGAATAACCCATTGTCGATGCTTATAAAAAGTCATATTAGGATCGTAAGGCATCTTCCTCTCCTTTTTTTATAAAATTTTTTTCATTGCATCCTAATCTTATTTCATGTTTTTCATCTATAAAAGCTATCCCGTCAAATATACTGCGTCCACTCTTTTTATTAATATTCCAAGCTTTCGCAACCTTATGTAAATGTGGTTTTTTCTCATTGAATTCGCCTTTTTCTTCATCAAAAACACATCGATAATAAACCAAATCCGTCCTTTCCCGCCCATAATGTTCTATTATCCATAATTTATACAAATAATCATAATCAAAAAAACTATTCAAAAAACTATTAGTTAATTCTACATAAACCATTTTTACTTTTCCATATGAATGTCTATTTTTCCACCATTTTAATAAAAAATCTCTTTATAATATCGTACCATATTCTTAAAATAATAATATTCATATCTTTCAACTGTTCTCCATATATTCTTTCCCTCCGCAACCTCTAAAGCCAATCGAGGGAGATTTACCACTTGTGAGCTCAACACTATCGTTCCACTCACCCGTGGATTTATCTCTATGAGTTTAAAACCTCGTTCGGTTTCGATAAATTGAAGATTAACATTATAATAAAGATCCAACTTATCCACAATATATTTAGAAATCTTTTCCAATTCCTCATTTTTTTCTATTCTTCCTTTTACGCATATTCCACTTCTCACTCTTTCCCTCACTCTAGTCACAATTATGGAATTTCCATAAAAGTCCCGCACAATATCCGCACTCCATTCTTTACCTTTAAAAAATGGAGTTATCAAAAGGCCATTAACTTTTTTTACTTGTTCCCAATTTATGACTTTTAACAAATTGTCTTTATGAACAATTTGATAAGGAACAGGTTTAGATTCTAAATCTATTACACAATATTTATCCTTTAATATACATTTCATCAATCCTCTACTTCCATTACTTTCACAAGGTTTAATAAAAAGTCCATTTTTCATTTCGTCCTTTTCCCAACATTCAATATCTTTTTCCATAAAACGATACATATCATCTTTATTATTCACTATTGAATAATGATACAAAAAATCTTCCTCATAAAACATTCCGCAAGTTCTTCCCTTATTTAAACATATTTTTAATTTCTCTTTATCATTTACCAATATTTTACAGTCCTCTATTCCATTATATACTCGAACAGCTTTTAAAATACTTAATTTCATCAATTCCTGACTACTCATAGGTAATACAAAATCGATATTCTTTTCTCTGATAATTCTTATTATATCGTTTAAATATCTGTCGAAACTAGCTGGAAATATTACTTCACCCGGAATCATCTCCAATCCATAAGCCTCCGGATCACAATCCACCCCATACAAATCATAGTAATTTCTTAATAACCGAATTATCGAACCAGCCCCAGGACATCCTACCGCCGTTAATAAAACTTTCTTTTTCATTTTATTTATCCCATTATGATTTTCACTAAATTTGAATTATCCAAAATCTCATTATATCTATTTACAACCCTCTTTTATATCAACTCCCATTTTAATTGTCTTTTTTCTCCTCTCTTAAATTATATAATAACATATTTTTCAAATTACATTCAAATTTCTCGTCTGAAACGAGTTCATGAGGATTGAAATTAATTTTTTTCTTTTTATTCAAATAACGAATAATATCCTCTTCGTTCAATTTTTTATAACTCAAAAATCTATACGATTTCCCGTAATAATTTATCTCTGCTCTTATACGTCCTTTACGAATTAACAACGCCAAATAATCCCTTTGAAAACCGTATTTTTTACAAGCCTCCTCCATATCTATTGTTCCCATATTTTCTTCCTCCCTTTCAATTATCCACAAAATTAATTATTTCAAAAGCCTCAGCATATTCTACATTTATTATTCCTCCGTAAAATCTAGCCATAGCCTCTATATATTTTTGATTAGTATATTTTTTACTGCTTTGAGAAATATAATTAGTTATCGCTTCGATTTTTGTCATAAGATGACACTTCTCTAATACAATAAAATCATTTACAAACGAATCCTTACAATTCCAAGGTTGCTTATAAGCAATCATATTACATCCAGCGAAAGCTCTTAAGCATTCCCGAGCCAAAACATGATGATCTTGATGCTTGTCTTTAACACTGGGAACTACAACTAAATCAGGTTTAATTCTTCCTCTCAACCAAATTAAAGTATCTAAAAGCTTTTGCCGTACTTCGTAAAAATATCTCGTTCTGAATCCGTATATTAAAACATTATTCTCTTCAATTCCTAAACACTTTGTAGCCTCGTAGCATTCCTCTCTAGTATTATACTTTTTATTAATTTCGTCAGCGCTGCTCATAGCAACGTAATGAACATCAAATCCCATCTCTATCCATTTAACTATACTCCCCCCAACCATTAATTCTACATCGTCCACATGAGCTCCAATACATAATATCCTCTTCATTCAAACCTCTTACATTTCATCTTATATTTTTTCATAATACAAATATTTCTTTCTCAAATACATTTCTCCATATTTCCATATACACCAAGCATCATACAAATGCTGATTTTCAAATTTCTTTTCCCACATACTTTCCACCCGATGTTTCACCTCAGCCTTTCCTATATTTCCTTTTCCCAACACCATTTTTTTCCAAGCCATAGGAGAAACCATCTCACATTCTATTCTGAAATTTTTAAAAACATTCAATTTTATCACTCCATTCACCTCACCCATTACACTCATAGATCTAGAAAGAGAGCCAAAAGACACTTCTTCCAAAAATACAAAAAACTCCCCGCTTTCGACTTTATTGATAATTCTCCGAAACATATCGCTTAACCTCTCATCTATATGAGACAATCTCAAAGCTCTATCTTCCTTTTTTCCCTTAGTAACTACCCAATCATAACCATCATCCCAAACCACCGCTGTCACATTCAATCCCGGATCTATTCCTATTATCATTTTTTCCATTCTCCATATTTATTCTCTTCACATCGTAATCAATCAGAGAAGGCCAATCTACCGTTGATATAAAATCATTGACCTCATCGACGTTTTCTACTTCTATATAAAAAGTAGCAGCATAAATCATTTCTTTACCCTCTCATACAAATGTCTATTTTTCCATCTCAAACGCCAATACGTTTTCCACCAACTCCATCTTTTATTTAAACTTTTCACATCCCTATCATCTAAAAATACGTGAGCGAAAATTTTATGATTTAAATTATCATACCAGTTTTTCACATCTTTATTAATTCCATCCACCTCTATACCGAATTGAGACAAATAAAATTTCAAATTGACTGTCTCCGGTCTAGTCGTCCAAACTATCACAATCCATCCTTCTTCCCGGAGTTTTTTCAAATATTTAATAGCTCCCCGTATTGGTGGACCCATCACGTTGTGTCCCTTCCATCGATCATATTGAGCTATCACACCATCGAAATCTACAGCCAATACCAATGGAGTTTTTAATTTTTTCATTTCAATCTCCCTACTTTTTCCTTATCTTCAAAAGACAAACGATAATTAGAATTCTTCTTCAATTCTATCAATAACTTTCCAAATTTTTTCAAACCATCCACAGAACAACCAGAAAGAAAATAAATCACCTCATCTATTACATAACGAACAAAATGAACACTATAACCTAATTCTCTAGCGGTATCTTTGAGATTTTTCTGTTTTATCCAACTCTTCAAAATATCAAAATAAACATTTCGATTCCCGTCCAATCTACAAATTTCCGCAATCCAATCCAAAGATGTTTCGCTTAATGTTAATTTTATACGACTCAATCCCAAACTTCCTAAAAAATACTTTTTGTACAATTCTTTTTCTAATACACTAAAAATATTTTTATAATTCTCTTTATCCAAAAAATCGAACCACACATCCACCACTCGCATAATCATTTTAAATCTCTTCAATTCGGTTCTATTTAAATTCACCCCGGATAAAGCTTTATCAATCAAAAAATTCTCATAATCATTAAGAAAATTCTTTCTAATCACTTTCAAATACCTAAACTTTCTCTTTAACTCTTGTTTTCTATAAAAATCCTCGTCATCATTTTCGAATATCCATCCCTTCATCACCTATCTCTCCAACTCCAATTCCTTAGAGATATCTCTATCATAATTCCTGCTTTCCAAAACTCTAACCAAATCAGTTTTTCCCAAAAGCCGAACAGAATTTACATCAGTTCTGATCAAAGACACTTTCCCTAAAAACACTATAGACACAAAAATCTCATCCCTCCGTACCCTCTCCACTATTCCATCGAACCCCTCAAACAACCCCTTCTCTATTCTTACCACGTCTCCTTTTTTTACTTTACTTGAACCTCGAAAAAGTCCTCTTTCCATATTCAATATCAAAGCCCACTCCTCTCTATTCAAAGCATAATACCTCCATCCATCTCTACAACTATATTTTAAAACTCTCACGGGATATTCATACGAATCCAATTCCCGTAAAAATCTTTCGTGAACTTCTTTTTTTAAATTATCACTAATTCCCAAAAATCCATACCCCGGAAACATTCGAACTCTATGCTGAACGGTTCTTCCATGAACATTTTCCTTTATTTTAAGGAAAGGAATTTTAATTAATATTCCGCTTTCTAATTTTAATTTATTCTTTATCAATTCCACAATGCGATTCAACTTGTCTTCTTCTGAGGGGTAATTCAACACGTACCATTTCATAGTTCAACCTTTCACTATGAACGGATTCTCTGATAAATACAAAGACTTAATTTTACAAATCAATTCAGCCACCTTTTTATATTGATAAGCCTTAGAAGGTCTCAAAAATATCTCAGGCAAACTCCCCCTCAATCTCCTAACATTAGAAGGATTCAAAAGACTTTCCTGTTCTTTATCGTATAAAATCACTATACAATTTTTAAAACTCACGTAATTCTTCAACAAATCTTCCATTGTACCTAATTGTATCAAATAATCCACCACCGAATACAAAGAACTAGAAACCTCAACAGAAGATTCAGCAATAATGTAAAATCCTTCCATCTGTAACCGATGAAACAAAACACCCAATTCATGATCTGCGAACAAGAAAGGATCTGAACCGTAAAAATAAACGTATTTACTGCCTATGTATTTTCTAGAAAAATCTATCATTCGAGAGGCCAATTTATCAGGACTCAAATTATCCCCCTTATTAGCAAAACAACACAAAGCAGGCTTTCCATAATAATGATAATTAAATTTCAAAATACCCCTTTGATACCCAAAATTAATCATAACGCTTTCCCCTTAATATTTAGATTTTCTAACTATTCTGGCTCTTTCTTCTATTTCTTCCCATTTCTCAACCACTTTCTTGGTTAATTCTGCTTGAAGCCCTTTGGCTTCAATAAATTCTATTAATTCCTCTCTACTCATAGATTTTCCAAATACTTTTTCGTACTTAACCTTTAAATCAGGATTTTCATTTATCCACTCTATTATTTCAGATTTCTTTAACACTTTTCTAACATTTTTCTTATAATTATCCAACATTCCCTCTTTTTCTAAAAATTCTTTCAAATTCTTCAAATTAGGACATTTTCCACCCCAGACAATTTCACTCTCTTTAGCTTTAGACAATTGTCCCGTTTCTCCTCTCAAATCATACAAAAAATCTATATTACTCCCTATATTATCCACGCCATAATCGAACAATATCGTAAACAAACAAGACCGATAAGGCCGAGGTGTCTTGCTTTTATCCGTCTTAGCTTTCAAAACCACCCCCACTGGTATATTCTCTTTTTTTATAGTAGTCAAATTAGACAACCACAAACAAGTATGAGCGTAAAAATCTAAGGCTTTTCCGCCTGCTCGTTTTTGTTTTTTAAACATTGAATTAATAGCCTCTCTGGTTTGAGAAATAATGATTAATAATACATTTTTTCGATATGTAGGTTCCGTAAGCGTGCGGAAAAACTCCTGAGACAGAAACTTAGCCGAACCCATCTGATAAGATCCTTTTTCGTAATCCTTTCCTTGTTTGAAAGCTCGATATCGTTGATCTCCGATTTCCTGTATTTCTCTAGAAGAAAGTCCATCTAAAGAATCCACCACGTATATACCCACCTCATCCTCTTTTATTCCATCTAGAAATTCCCGATAATTACAATATAATTCTTCCACTGTTCTACTTTTTCTATCTGTATTCAAAATATCGAAACCATACAATCTTTCCGTATCAAAAGTAAATCCACTTTCCGCATCATCATATACCCATTTAAATTTTTTCCCATACACATGTCTAGCTTTAGCAATTATTTCACAAGCCAAAAAACTTTTTCCCGAACTCTTATCTCCCACTATATTGATTATATTTCCAGCGGGGAAACCCATCCCCATTCCCCCGCCCACTACCAAATCCAATAAATCTGATCCTGTACTAAAGTATTTTTTCTCAATTTTTTCGTTTTCGTCTTTCATAATAAAACCTCTTAACAATTCGATTTTTTTATTCATAGTTAAGCTTCAGCACATTCATCCCAAATTTCGCAATCATTGCAATCATCATATTCATCCCAATCATCTCCAAATTTATGTCCATAAGGACATTTGTTTTTGGATTTAGATTTTTCTTTATTAGATTTAATTTTAGACTCTTCCTCTTCTTCCTCTTCTTCATCCTCATTCTCGTCCTCTTTTTCATCTTTTTCGACCTTCTCTAATTCTCTTTTTTTAGATTTTTTCTTATTTTCTTTCTTTTTTTCTCTTTCCCGTTCCTCTTCATTCTCCTCCTCTTCTTCATCCTCATCCTCTTCTCCATTCATACCATAAAAAACCTCTTCCAAAGTTTTATAATCATAAACTCTCATAATCTCATCAAAACTTATCGCCCTATCTACCAAATCCTCATCCAACTCTTCATCTCTATCGATAAATCTAAAACTCCTAAACTCCATATATTCAAAACCACCCTTCTTCACTTTTGATGCTCTAAAAGAAATTATCTTTCCATTTTCAGGATCAGCGAAATCTACAAATTCACCATCTTCACTCGAACCCGCTTCGTCTATTAATTCCTTCTCAAAAAGAAAATACGATGTAGAAAAAACTTTCAATTTCCTATCTGGATCTTTCATATCTATAACATTATAATACACCCGTCTACTCGGTCTCAAAGCCTCATACTCCTTCTGCTTACCCATATCTTTGTATTCGGATGCCTTTTCACAAATTGGACACGGCTTTCCGTACGTTCTTTTCAGACAAACCTCATTAGTTTCCGCAGGACCCACCATGCGATGTTCCCAAACATCCATCATATAATCCATTTCTCCGATTTCGTAATTTCCACCAACAACCAGTGGATGTTTCTCTGATTTTATCCAGTAAGGAACGATTATTATTTTGTTTCTGCCCTCTACTGGATGGAAAAATTCCACATCATCATCCACTTTACTCCAATCCATAATCCCTATATCCCTGATACCTGAATCCTTAGTGTCGTGAGAATACTTGTAACGCTTTTGTAAACTTCTGGATTTAGATTTCTTTTTCATAACTCTTCCTCCTCATCATTATGTTTTTTATTTAATCTTTTTCTTGCTTCTTGAGAGCCTTGAAAAGTTCTCTTATCATTGTCCACTGTAAAATAATTAGCTAAAAACAAATCCTTCAAAACTTTCAACTGACTATTCCGTTGTTCCAAAGCTGATACCACCGCTGAATACACATATATTTCCTCCTTAATCTCCGCTAACCTCTTCTTAATCTCTATTACTTTCTTATTCTTTTCCACTAAAGACTTAATAACGGACTCCGTGATCTTGATTTTTTCTGGCGGTTTTTCCCTAATGCTCAACTCCACCTCAGCCAATATCAAATTCAACTTATTCTCCATTTTATCTTTTTTCCCTTTCAATTCAGCCAATTCATTAGCATAATAAAAATACAAAGATGGCTGTTTCTCGGATTCTTCCTCCAATTTAAACCTATTAATTTTAACATCTCTTTTCACATCTTCCACGTTAATCATTTCCTTTCTCCTTTATTATATTATAATATCTAAACACCATTTTAACCCGAAATAAAACTCAAATAGCAAGACAAAACCAAAGAACTTTCCACATCTGTAGTCTGATCTAATAAATTCAAAAAAACATCCAACACCTCTCCCGCCTGTCTATTATTTTTTCCGCTTAATAACACCTTTTTCATATACCCTATCACAGCTAATTTAACCTCCATAGGTTCCTTATTTTTTAAAACTTCTTTTAACGTATCAGCTATCTCTTTCCAACTCTTATCCTTTCTCTTTATCAACAATCTACATAAATCCAAAACATCCTTAGACAAATACAAAGAATCCTCTTCCAACACGTCTAAAGCGTCTTCATTATCCAAATCTTTCACCTTTTCCAACAAAATCAAAGCCTCTCTAGGATTTCCCCGACTTTTTTCGGCTATCGTGAGATAAACCTCTTTACTTTTAATTATATTTTCTTTTTTAGCCACCGATTTCAACAAATACACTATCTCTTTCTCTTTCAATGGCTTAACTTTAAATTCCATACACCTAGATTTCAAAGGTTTAATCAATTTCTCCGGATTAGTAGTACACAAAAAGAAATAAGAAAACTCGTTCACATCTTCCAACGGTTTCAACATAGAATTTTGCCAATCATTAGTAGTCTTATGTACTTCATCTATTATAAAAACCCTAGGCAATCCATCTACAGGTAGAAATTTCATATCATCTATTATTTTTCTAGCAGTGTCTATTCCTCGATTATTAGAAGTATTAATCTCCGTTATTCCATAATCAGAAGCACCGATTTCCTTAGCACATATTCTAGCCAAAGTAGTTTTTCCGCACCCCCTATCCCCCGAAAACAAATACACATGAGGTCTATCTTTTCTTTTTATCACGCTTTTCAAACTTTCTATCACAATTTTATTTCCCACCATTTCCTCGAAATTTTGTGGTCTGTATTTGTTATATAGATTCATTGCGCGTTCCTCCCCTTTAAACATCCTCCATCTTTCATATTTCCCCAATTTCCATTTATCTCAGAATACTCCTTTTCTATTGTCAAAGGAACTATTATCCAATCCCAATGTTCCCTTATTTTTTTCGTTCCATAATACCAAATCCAATAATCTATCTCCTCTTCATCCTCAGGACATACGTCCATAACTATGGAATCATGAATCTGTCCTATAATATAACTTTTATCCATCTTTTTCATTTTTCGAGACACCTGTATCAAAGTCCAAAGCAAACAATGAAAAGCGCTTCCTTGAATCAGATAATTAATTACTTCATTCTTTCTCATAGGACCGTAGCAACGAAAACCCGTATACATATCCAAATAGCCTTTCTTTTTATAAGAGGACAATATTTCTTCTCGCCATTCCTTAAAAACCCGAAATTTTTCATTCCAAAACCTATACTCTACCATCTCCAAATGATCTTCAAAATCCTCTACATTCTTTATTCCCTCTTTTTCCAAATGTTCCCGAGTACCATCTGGTAATCTTTTCCATATATCTTCATACAAATTTCCATACCAACTTCCATAAAACTCCGGAAACACGAATCCATTCTTAGCCAAATATCTTTCCTCTTTAGTCACATCATCTTTCAAAAACAATTCCTTAGCCATATCACGATGTAAATCTGAGGAAGGATTTTCGATATATCTAATCAATTCCGGATCTTTATTATAACAAGCCGACACATTAACTTCCATAGATTTATAATCATATTCCACTAATTTGTTTCCCTCTCTGGGTATTAGCAAAGATCTTACGATTCTTTTAATCTTTTCGTCTCTTTTTGGAATATTTTGAAAATTAGGATTGGAAGAAGAAGAACGAAAAGTAGCCACATTCTCAAGCCGAAACACCGGATGTATAAAACCGTCTTTAATTTCTCTACTAAATTGCTCTAAATAATTTTTCAATTTATCCCACTTTCTGTATTCCAATATTTTCCTTGTAAAATCGGTATTTAAATCAGCTAAAACATTTTTAGATGTAGAAAAATTTCCCCTCGAAGTGTAATTTTCAGCCTTGATGCCCAATATTCCGTATAACAACTCAGACAACTGTTGATTAGACCTAAAATTAATTTCAGTTTTTTTATTTTTTTTCCACCTTTGAGCCTCTGAAGAACTTAAAATATCCTCACCTATCCTATTCAGCCTCTTAACTAATTTATCTCTTTGAATTTTCAATTTATTTTCATTAATTCTTATTCCATTATAACTAATGTCGGACAAAACAATGTTCCCTTTCAGAAAAAATTCCACTCCTTTCAACAAATTCTCTCTCTCTTTTTTGGAAAAAAACTTTTTCTGTTTCAAATATTCCCAAAAAGTGAACAAAGAATCCTGAGCACAATAACGACTAATTTTTTCCGAATCCGCTTTATCCAATTTGTTAAATGAAGAGGTGTCTTTGGGATCTTTACCCTTAATGAATTTCTCAGAATAATCATCATACCCCAATATACCAAAATCCTTATACACCAGATATTTCAATCCCACTGCTTTAGTATTCTGAACACAATGTTGAACTATCATAGTATCCCATTTCCAATTTTTCACCTCTATATCCAATATTTTTTTACTCCATAATTTTTCGAACCTAGCATTATGAGCAATTTTCCCTATTTCCTCAGACATCAAAAACTTTTTCCATAATTTCAAGAATGTTTCATTCTCGAAAAAAGGAAATCCGAAAGCCCTTTTACCATTACTAATGCTGGCAAATAATATTCGATGTCCTTCTCGATATGGGGAAAGTCCCGTAGTTTCGTAATCAAAAGCCCATTCCTTTCCATTTTCGCCCTTCAAAATTTTAATCAAAACACTAACAATCCTCCTCGGATCCGTTACAATTTCTATTCGTTTATCTATATCGGAATAATCAGGAAATTCCACAGAATCCAAAAACATTAAAGCCTTTCGAATATATTTCATCCATAATTTTTTCAATACCTCATCTTTTTCATTTCTCATAATATAAGCAGGATGCCAAACAGGACATACCCAAGCCTTTAACTCCTGATCCGGTATAATTTCACCTACCCAATTACCAAAACTCAATCCATTTATTCTTCCACTAATCCGATAACCTAACAATCCCTCAAAAGCAACCTTACCAAACAAAAAAATCAATTTTGGTCTTAAAATTTTTGTTTCTTTTAATAAATAATACCTACACAAACTGATCTGTCTCCCTGTGGGCGTTTTATTCTCAGGAGGTCTACAACGAACCGCATTCGTTTTCCAACAATCCTCCTCCATCTCTATATCCAAATCCTCTAAAGCCTCCCTTAATATCTGTCCACTTCTTCCCACAAATTGAACATCTTTCTCATCCTCCACCGCACCCGGAGCCTCCCCCACTATTAATATCTCTTTTTTTCCCTTCCCCGTATATCTCATAAAAGGATTTCTAGCCCCCTCATATAAACCACACTTTCTACAATCTTCCGAAATATCTTCCAATAAATTCATATCATTCCTCTCCTTCCTCTTTTCTCAAAGAGGACATGATCAAACGATACTCATCAGAATAAAAAACAATAATAGTCACTGCTCCTTTAGGTTTTAAATAAAATCTCAAAGCGTTCCTAAATCCACTTATCAACATAGAAGGATAAAACCATAAATCCAAATTTACTTCCGATTCGAAAGGTTTTTCAAATTCCATTTTTTCCGAAAAATTCCCAAAACTAGCAGAGGATTTCACCTGAACAAAACCCCTTCTAATTTTAAACAGAACAGGATCATACACATCTCCAGTAAAAATCATACACCTTTTCAACGTTTCCAAAAACTCCTTTCCCCACTCATTTTCCAAATCCTCTTCAGTTTTTTCGACGTCTTTAATAATATTTTTAACCTTATCTAAAGGGAAAAAATCTGTACTCATTTTTCTTATTGAAAAATATGTTTCGAAACCCGTTCTAAAATGAATCCAACCTTCATCCTCAGCGTATTCTTTCAGTCCCTCCATTTTCACCAATTCTTTAGCAGAATCATCAGGAATCATAAATTCGCTCATCTCTTTTTCCAGTTTCCATACACAAATTCTTTTTCTATCCGTAGATAGCATTTCATCTTTCGATACAAACACCCCTTTCATCTCAGTCAAATTATTCGGTATAATACAAGCAGACAAACCCTCTAAAAAATTCCCCGGCAATTCTTTCCACTCTTTCTCTTCAGACATTAAAGACAAAATAGAGGAGAAGGTCGATTGTTCTGTTAAGTTAAAATTGGCACGAGAATTGCCGGAAACCACCTGGACAGATTCTTTCCTTTTAATCATTTCGAATTCATCACTCTTCAAAGAATTCAAAAAATCATAAAACTTTCTAGCTTTAACAGAAATCACCTCCCCTTTCTCCAAATCCTCAAAGTTAAAAGGAACAGACGCAAAAATATAATCATTATAAGAATACACCCGTCTACCGTCGAATAAAAATGAATCTGCCCCCTCGATTAAAAAGTCCTCTCCAACGCTAATCCCCGGCAAACATCTGCTTAAAATGGATAAAAATCCTTTTCTATCTTTTATTTTCATATTCACGCCTCCCTACTATATATTGTATTGATTTTCGTTGGATTCAATCTCTTTTTATACCATTCCAATCCTTCACTATCCAAACATCCACCATCGTTGACCAATCCCTGATGAAAAGCCCAGCGATAGAAAAATAATCGGCTGATGTCCTGTAGCTTAGGATAGTCCAAAGTGAGCAAATAACGAAAATTAATATACATATAATTTCTGTCCCAAATCATTATTGAATATAATTTTCCACTTTCCCTTCCGTACAAAAACATTCTCTTACCAGTTTCAAAAATCGTTCTAAACATAACCTCTGGTTCATACCAATTCTTTCCTTCATTCTCCTTCACCCATCTATCCAAAAAGCTTTTCAACACATCCTCATCAACCTCTTTGCTCAAAATCAATTCAGCTTCCACTTCATTTCGGAATTTTCTTATATTTTTTCTAAATAATTTCCATCGCTTTCCCTCCAAATTCATAAAACTACCGGGATCATATATAAATTCATAATCCAAAAATTTCCCTTTATTATAATCAGGAAAACCTGCCCAAAAATCCATCTCATCATAATCGAACCTCTCCTCAACTATATCAAAAGCTGGCAACATGTTTTTTCCATCTTCATCTACAACGATTAAATATTTCCCGTCAAGCACCGCCTTCCATCCGGCATATTTCCAATAATCTTCACTACAAAAAAAGTTAGGTTCAACATTTTTACGTTCCAAAGCACTCAAATAAACATCCTCTCTTTTACTCAAAAAGTTTCCCCCCTTCCCGCTTTTTATTTTTTTCAATCACTTTTGACACTTGTTTTCTTATTCCGCTTTTCTTTAACCTATCAATAAGTTTCTTACTTATTGTCCCCGTCTTTCGACTTTTTCCTCCCATCTTTTTTCTCCTTTTTTATTTTTTCAATTTTTCCCAACTCATCATATTTACACAACGACAAATACCCCTTCATTTTTCCCCTCCTTCCCTCAACAAACAAAAAATCCTTATCATTATCAAAATAAAATCTCAATTTTTTTTCCAACGTAAAAACCCCCACAAAATCCATCGTTCTCATTCCTTTAGGATCTAAATAACCCTTCACCTCTTCGAACAAAAGACCCTCCTCATCGTCCTCCGTAATAGTAATCAAAGCCCCCGAATAGATATCCCTCTGTAAAATCTCCAAACCGGAATCTCTATCTTTACGGAATTCCACATGAGACAAATCCATATCTAACAAATCTACTATCTCTCGATTAAAACTCACGCTTAAATCCTTTTTCAATCCCTCCGATTCCAAGTCCTTCCAAAAACCATTCACATCGCTGAAAAGATTCCTCGTAGATGGACAAACTTTCTTTCTTTTATAATTCCCAGACTTGGTAAAAAATATCACCCTTTCACTTCCATCATCCATTGCCTTTATTCTATTACTTTCATAATCATTAGCAAAAAAAGAAAATTTAAAAGGAAACTTTTCATTCAACTCATATCTAATCAAAACAGTGTTGTCCATATTCAAAATGTAAACATAATTTTCACCACAATGAATAGTGGATTTGAGTCTACCGGTTTGATAAAGTGCTAAACCGATTGAAAAAATAGATTCTACATAAGGATTTATTTTCATAAAATTCCCTCCAATAATTTTTCTCTAAAATCATACTCATCATCATATTTCCACACTATTCCCCATTCATCCTGGCCCACTGCCGTTATCCCTTTAGCCCAAAATATTGGCCAAGCAGCATTCCCTTCTCCATTCCAAAGCATCCACACTTCTTTTTTTATACCTCGGGAAAGAAAACCACCTTTACTATTAACGAAATTTTTAAAATCTTTCCAAGACACTTTTTCTCCTCTCTTGGATTTAATATATTTTATAGCTATAACACCGCAACCCCAATTAAATCCTTTTCCGAACCGATCCCCCACACTACAACATATCCAATCGTCATTATCTGGAACATTTCCTGAATCGAAAGTACTAGCTTGTAACCCTCTACTCTTGAAATAATTGATGAATTTTCCTAACAAATAACTAGACAACCATTGACTATCCGCAGAAAGCAAAAACATCCTATCAAAATCCATTCCTATATCGTAAAAATTCTCCGCTATCCCCCGACTCCAAGCCGAATAACTATAACTATCAAAAGTCAAATACTCCGCCCCCACTTCTTTCATTTTTTCTATATATTCACCGTTTTTCGAAAGAGGGAGCGCCCGGTTCCACCTTTCTTATAAATTCCGGATCCGCAGAAATAAGAGTCATGTGAACGGCAGACCCCGCTCCATTATCAGACAAAACTCTCACGTATTCCTCTTCCCCTATCAAATCACTTTTAGTATTCACCATAGTGGGATATTCCACATCTCTCAAATACTTCAACAACTGCAAAGATATCCCTTTTTTTCTTTCAGCATAAATAAAATCCTCAAACCTTATTCCCAATCTCATAGGTATTTCCAATCTTATAGCGTTTAGCAGAGCCTTTGATTCAATGTCGGTTTTCTCTCCTCTATGTTTTAAAATTTTATCCAATTTCGAAATATAAAACTTAGGATCAGAATACCTCAAACCCAAATACTTACTATTATCAAAAAAACTAGTATACAATGAATGTTTAAAATAATCAGCATAGCAATAACGACATCGGAAAGGACACCTCATTCCATCCCAAACATCTATATTAAGAGGCATAGGGCAACTTTGAGCCCTCAGCGACACTTCAGCGAAACTCTTTATATTCTCTTTATCCAACAATCTCTCTATTTTCACGTTCTCCCTTTTCACCAAATTAAATTCGTAGTAATTACTCTTCCTCCCTTTTTCTTTCAATCTATAAACATTTCCAGTATCAAACCGAGATGATCTCGGAATGAGTTTCGCTATTAATTTTCTCAATTCCCAATAATCCATTTCCTTTAATTCATTCATTAAACAAATCCTCTTTTCTAAAATAAATCGCCCTCATCCCTTTTTTCACACTTTATGTCTTTCAAGCTATACACCTCATCTATTTCACCTTTCAATATCTTCAAACCGAAATCAAAGTCCCCCACCCCATCCCAAGTCTCTTTCGCTATCGAATCCAAATCTCCAATTCCCTTCAAGCGAAGCTTCTTCCAATTTATAATATTAAAAGTAGTAGGATTAGGAACGTCGATTCCACAACAGGTGTTGGCTTGCTCTTGATACTTTCCGGAATTAACAAAATCCGGACATCCCAAATCTATTCCATTCTCAACAGCTATCTCTATTAACTCAGGCAACACTCTTCCCCAATTTTCGTCTCGATTCATTATCCATATCCTCTCTATGTCCAACCCCAATTTAGTCAACTCCTTAGCCACCCAATCGTTCAAATGTAAGTTATATATATTATATGATTTTATTCCAAAATCTTTTAATTTTTTTATCATTTTTTCAAAATCTTTTACACTATGATACCCAGGAATGAACGGTTCACCGTTCACTCCCACGTTAAACCCTGCTTCCTGAAGAAGTTGAACGTGTTCTAACCTTTCTATTGGATTAGTAGTTCTTTCGAATTCCAACAATTTCCAATCTTTCTCCAATCCACAACTAATCACGGGCATTATTGTTATATTCTTTTTATTCTCTTTTAAATATTCCAAATCCCGTAAAAGATTAGCAGTAGATTTGGTTTGAATAACATAACTCCATTCTAATTCATTTAACACCTGTATTAATTTTTGAGTAACTTTATATTCGATTTCGCAATCTTGATAAGGATCAGCTTTATTTCCAAAACGAATGGTTTTCCTTTGTTTTATAGCAAAAGCCAATGGAGTTCGAGGATTGGGATTTTTTAAACCATTAATCAATTGTTTTTTCACTAAATTGGGGTCCGTCTTTCTTTGTTCAAAACCCCACGTTCTATTCATTCTCCTCATAAAACAATCAGCACACTGACTATAACAATTCCAATAGGAATCCAACTGAAAACTCAAAGGGCAATAATAACTATCTCCACGAATAGATAAAGCCTTCTTTAAAATCTTCATATATCATTCTCCATCTTTTTTCAAACTATCCAAATCCACCTCTTTTCTATATCTGCTATCTAAATGTACTTTCCCTATATCTAAAGATTGTAACACAACTACATCATCCCTTCCCTTTCTCCCCTCTCTTTCCTTAATTAAACGAACTCTGGAAATGTTGTATTGATGTTCTTGTTTGTCCTGATTTATGCTTATCATTTTCGAAACATGATTCAACTTTCTTATATCCTCAGCCACGTCTCCCTCTGTTACATCTTGTAAAGCGCCTTTACGAGTGGATTGAGTAGCAGTAACCAAAAGAACATTCTTTTGATGAGCATAACCTCGAAGTTTTTTCCATATGGAATCCAACTGATGTCGATACTCAAATCTACTCTCCCCCAAACTAGGCCTAATAATATCAGCATAATCTATCACTATCACATCTGGACAATAATTATCATAATATTCCAAATCCTCCACTATATTGAATATATCTTCCACCGTTGCTCCATAAGCAGGCAAAGCGTCTAATTTCAAACCGCCCTTAAATCTAAATCTCAACTTCTTTTGTATTGCCTCTATATTTTTCAACTCCTTAGACATACCCCTTCTATTTTCCTTTTTTATCTCTATCGTATACTTTTTCTTTTTATCATCATAATTAAATTTAGGAATTTCCACTTCCATACTCTTTTCAGGTTTTCCCACTAAACTTTTCCATATTCTCCGGATCAGCTGATTCCTGGTCATCTCCAACGTAAAAAACACCACCTTATACCCATAAGTCAAAGCCACATAAGACGTATACCATAACCACCATGTTTTTCCTCTATTAGTAAAAGCCAAATAAGAAACCAAATCCCCCCTACAAAAATTTCCCAAACTCTCTCCCAACACCTTAGGAAAACGAAATAATCGGTCCCTCTCCTCATTCAAAGCCTCATAAACATAAAAAGGATCGGTCAAAATATTCACATCTTCTACATTAAACCGCTCCACCCTCTGAAAAGAAGCTACAAGGTGTTCGCCTTTCTTTGGATTTCCCGTCGTTATGCTCTTTTCCAACTCCTCCCTCAACCATTCCAAAGATTTCAATCTCAACCAATTTTCCGCTTTCTTAATAAAATATTCATAATTAGATATTTTTTCATATTTCTTCAAATTCGCTGATAAAAACTCCTCTATAATTTCCGAATCATCCTCGTTCAGAATAAAAGCCTTGTCCTTTGCTATGTCTAAAATGTTTTGTTTGGGGGATTCTTTGTATTTCTCGTAAAAATCTAACACCCATTTTCCCAATATTCTAGCATAATTAGACTCCAAATATTCTAACTTTATCATCTTTGAAATATCTTTCAAAAAAACCGTATCCATTATCATATTCAATATAATCTTTTTTTCCATATCAACATCATCATTTCTCTCCATTCACAATCCTCTCCCACTTATACTATATATAATACTATTCAAAACATCTTTTTCACCAAAAAACCTCTCTCCCTCTTTTCCATCTATAAGTTTTTTTATTGTTTTATTCTTTTCCAACAACAATTTCACTATGTTCTCCTCTATCGTATCGGGTGCTATGAGATAGTAAGCGAATACGGAATCGGCCCCTTGTCCTATTCGGTGAATCCTATCCTCCGCTTGTTCATGATCGGTAGGAACCCAAACAAATTCCACAAAAGCCACTGCTGATGCTGCAGTAAGAGTTATCCCCACACCAGCAGCATGAATCTGACCTATAAATAATTTTACCTCAAAGGAACTTTGAAAACTTTCGATAGCTCGTTGTCTCTCCCGCGCAGAAACAGAACCATCCACCTTCACAGCAACATCTCCAAATTGAGCCATCAAATCATCTATAACTTTACGATGATAAGCGAATACGACTAACTTTTCCCCCGTACTCAGAAAATCCTTTATCCAATTTATTACAGACCTCCGCTTCACAAAATAAACTTTACTCTTCAAGCCATCCAACTTCTTCTTAACCTCTACATAATTCAATTTTTCTTCAGAACCCACCAACCATTCTCTAATACTCCGACTCTCCTCATCGTAATCAGCCAAATAGGAAACATCTTTCTCCATAGGAACAACAGTTCTTACTTTCTCCGGCAATTCCTTCAACACCTCACTTTTTCTCCGTCTCAACAGCAACGGATTCACCAACCGTCTCAACTCCTCTACTCTCGTCGCCCCCTTAAAAGTCCATCCAAATCCATTAAACTTAGGTCCGCAATATCGCTGTAAATAGCTCCAACGATTAGCAAAATCCTCAGGATCCACCAAATTCAACATTGTAAAAAAATCTTTAGGATAATTGCGGATAGGAGTACCTGTGAGGAATATGATCCTTTCGGATTTTTTAGCTATTTTTATGAAAGCCTTGGTTCTTTTAGCAGAATAATTACTCACACACTGCCCTTCATCTCCAATTACCAAATCCCACTCAACCTTTAATAACTCATCCATCCAGTGAAATAAAATATCGTAATTAATAATTATGTTAATTTGATCCTCTCGGTTTTCTCGAAGTGGAGTGGGTCTTTCGCCCCATAGCAATTCAAAATCTCTATCCGTCCATTTGTCGATTTCCTCTTTCCATTTCAATTTCATACAACTAGGACAAACCACTAAAACCCGCCCGAATTCAGGATGAATCCTCAAATAGCCCAATGCTGTAATAGTTTTTCCCAATCCCATCTATTCACCTTTTTAAATTTCTTAGGTAAAACCTCATCAGATTCATATCCCACAGGTATATCAAAATCATACACCCTCAACACATCTATAACCTCTTTAGTACAAGGCAAAACCCAACAACGGGATTTCGGTTTATAATAACTACCAGGAATAGATTTCATAACACTTACCAAATGGAAAAACTCATCTTTATCCCTCCTCGTAAATTTCACGAACAAACTATTTCCTACTTTCTCAGCCTTTTGAGTATCCGAAAACATTTTAAAAACCCAACTCCTTTCTCAATTTTCTCGCCTCCCTATCGGTCAGATCCCCTGGATCCCCCTTTTCCAAATTCACCACTCTACAATCACAATCATACAAAAACTCCAAATTCTTCTTAATTTTCCACGCCTCTTTCAAAGCATTCCTCTCCGAATCAAAAATAATAAACACTTTTTTCCACCTCCCCAGCAATTTCAACTGACCAGGAGTAACGGAGGTCCCCATAGTAGCAACGAACCCATCTCCCATTCTCCAAACATCCGTCGGCCCCTCTACCACTCCCACTTTTTCTCCAAAACTCCTATCCACATTATACAATACATCTTTCGGATTCTTAGAATTGATCTCCGACGGAGAGGTCAAATACCTAACCTTCGTCAACCCTGTTACATCTCTGCCCTGAAAAGCTATAATTCGATTTCGATAGCGAATAGGAATAATTATTCGAAATTTCCAATCACCAACCTCTCCACCCCACCTCAAATCGTATTTCTCTATAACGTAATCTGGATCGAATCCACGTTTCAATAAAAAATGCTTTCCATAAGAACCTATTTTTTCGTCAGGAATATATCTCACCTCATCTACCTTTTCTTTCTTTTTCTTAATTTTTAAATTCAAATCCTCCACTATTCGGCCTCGAGTATCGTACTGAAACAATATCCTCTTAGCCTCCTCACTATCGACCAATGCCAAAGCCTCCACCACTTCCACCAAACTATGCCAACCGCATCTCCAACAATTATAATAAGACCCTTTCAAATTAAAACCACCATGATTAGAGGGATCATCACAAAAAGGACAATTTACATTCACCCAACCCTCCTGAACATTATTACCGGAATCCCAATACTCTATTCCATTATCTTTTAAAAATCTTACAACATCAAACATCCTCTCTATCTCCTTATATATTTATTGTAACATCTCTTCACCTCATTCCAAGCCCGGTCCAATCTACATTTTCTCCACCCCTTATCGCCAACAAAATGACGAAATAAAGACACTTTTTTAAACCGTTTTCCATGATTTGTAAACAATATCCAATCCAACACCTCTTTTCCATCTTCATCCAAATCATTCATCATTAAATTATAAACAACATACTTCTCCATCATGTATTTCTCGAAATCGAAACCCTTTCTATTTTCCAAATTCTCATCCAAATAACAATTACTCTTCAACTCCCTGCGAAAAAATTGATGATAATTTTTAAGCGAGCTATAAACAAAAGAGGTCAAACTCCCTTTCCCCGGATCATATCTCCGCACCGCTTCTAATCCTATTCGGAACCCCTCTTGAACCACATCACGGGGATCCAAAGCATAACCGTACAGCCGATGATAATACATGGCTCGATCCACCACTAAACCGCCACAATTCTTTACGAATTCCTCCGGAGTCATCATCCAACCTCCTTCACTATGGATTCTTTACCAATTTTTTCAACTTTAAACAATTTATCCTCCTCTTTCACAATATCCATCATGAGTTCGCTGTGAGTGACTATAATTATCTGAAACCCTAAATCGAAGCTCAATTCAGATAACATTTCACCCACCACAGGTAGCAAATCTCTAGACAGATACTTGAAAGGTTCATCCAATATTATCACATTCTCCTTATTCCCACTCAATGCCCACAAAGCTATCCTCAACCCAAAGCTTATCACATCCACCACCCCTCCCCCACTCGCATCCATAGGATATATCCTATCTCCGTCTATTCCTTGTATATACATGTCCAATTCGGTTTTACTTCTTTTAACCACGTAATCCATTTCAAAATTATAATTAAAACAACTCTTCAACACCAAATTCACTATCTCTTCTACCGAATAACATAATTCTTCCTGTACCCGTTTTCCAACCTCTATGACCACCTCTTCCGATTTCGTTACGGTTTCCAGCCTCTTCTTCAACTCCAATTCTTTATTTTTCAATTCATTGAGCCGATTTTGGATAAACTCTCTTTCGTGTTCCTTCTTTTCCACAAATTTTCTCAATTCAATCAAATTCAACATCTTCAATCCCCTTTAATTTTTCTTCAATTTCATTCATCATTTTATCCCTTTTAGACTCCAGAATTCTCAACTTTTCTTTAATCTTTTTAACCCTTTCCCGCCCTTCTTCCAAACTGTTTATTCCATGTTTTTTCAATTCAGATTTGACGGAGGAGAGTCTCGTTTCCACTCTTATTTTCTCCCTCTCTGCCTCTTCTACTCTTTTTTTCAGTTCCTCCACTCTTTCTAATTCACTCATTCTCAATCTCCTTATTAATTTTTTTTATTTCAGTCTTTTTACATAATATTTTATTTCCATTACCAACTATTATCATATAATCTTCATTTAATATATTTACTATTTTACCTTTAAATTCCAATCCATCAAAAATACTTCCAATGTAATCCAACCTAACAATGACTTCATCACCTATCCTTAACATTCAATTCTCCTTTTCTGTAAAAATATTTACTCTCATTAAATTCAAAAAAGAATCTATAATTATCACCACTCTAACCCAATCATCTTCATTCCTAACCACCCGACAGTCCGGATCATTAAAAAGAAAAATAGGCAAGTCTTTCATATTATACAAAAACCTCCTCAACTCTAACAAATCCTCCGCACTCACCCCACTTTCCTTTATTAACCTTTTCACATCATTAAACAACTTTACCAAACCTTCATCTTTAGATAAAAGCCTAACAAATAACTCTTCCCCTCTTCTCATATTTTTTCCTCCTCCATTATTCTCAGTAAATATTCTTCCAAATCTTTATCCTCGTTTTTTTCCAAAAACTCTTTCAAATAATAAGGAAAATTCACTAAAAGATTTCTCTTCCCCCTATTCTTTATTATATTGCTTAACTGTAAAAAAATCTTATTTTTTATTTCGCCTTTCATATCCTCTTCATCCCCTACCTCTATATATTCAAAAAAATTAGGCACATATATTCTTTCGTACTCATCAGTTTCCAAATTCAAATAGAACGCTGAAGGCTTGTATTTAAGTTTTAAAAGATCTGCTGTCTGAACAGAAATACAACCCAAATTCACCACTTTCTGTTTTCCCTGTAGTTTTTCCCAGCCCACATGATTATCGCCAAAAATAACCCACTTCTCGTTAATCTCCGACAACAAATTTTCCATATTCATACGCGGATCCACAAAAACATGAGCAAACAATATTTTCCCAGATTTCCGAACGTCTTTAAACTCACCTCCGAAATTCCCCGCCTTTCCTATTTCCCAAAGAAAACCCAAAGCCCCTCCACCCGCTTCAGCCAAATTGTAAGGAATCCCTATTAAAGACTTGTCTATGTTTTTCTCGGAGTGATAAAGTAAATCGTGATTCCCTGCTATGAAATAAGTTTTAACTCTATTTTCAATCCAAAATCTATTAACCACATCTAAAAATAAATACAACACAGAGGAATGATCCTGGGATCGATGAAATATATCTCCAAGAATCCCGACATCAGCTCCTCTCTTCACCGCCTCTCCATATAACCATTCCAAAGTTTTTTTCTGCCCCTCCATCCATTCCTGTCCTCCTCCACTAAAAAATAAAACGCTCACTCTAAGTGGTTTTCTCTCTGTCTATGGCTCGCTCTAGTGAAATGGATTTCTCTCACCGTGTGGCTCGCTCTTATATTATGGTTTTCTCCGAGAGAATGGCTCGCTCATTTATTATGGTTTCCTCTTATTAGATGGCCAAGTTTGTCCGCAGAGAGGACAAATGTCTGGTAAAGCCTCTTTGTCCTCCGATATTCTTTTTTCTAAATCTTCGATTCTCTTCTTTCCATTAATCCACTCATTTAGCAAAGATTCCACCTCAACAACCTCTTCCCGTAATCCTCCCGCCTCCTTTTCCATCTTACTTATTTCTTCAATCCCTTTTCTCATCCCCACAACATCATTTAATTTTTTCCTTTTCAATTCCAATCTCTCCGCCTCATCCAAAAGCCCTCCCACCTCTTCGACTTCAACTTCCAAATCCCGCACCTTTTTCTCCAATTTCTCCAATTCGGAAAAATCGCCCTTAAGTTCCTCCAAAATCCTTAACCTCTCCAACGCTCTTTCCATCCGTTCTATCTCACTCAGTAAAGATTCCACCTCAACAACCTCTTCCCATTTCGCCTTAATCCGATAATCCAACTTTTCACAGCTCTCCAACTTTCCCTTAATCTCTTCCACCCATCCTAAACTCTTCAATCGGCTCTTCAAATCACTTTTCTCTTTCTCAATCTCACCCAACTTCATCTTCACCTCTCTCTTATCCCTGGACATCCGACTGTACAGTCGATCTATCTTATCCAGTCCCATCAGCTTATTCAAATAGCGGGTGGCCTCCCCCGAACTCCAAGACAACAGAAAAGAGGAATCAAATTGCCTCTGAAAATTAATCTCATTCAAATTCAAAATCCTCTTCACGCTTTCCGGAACATCCCTTCCCACTGCTTTCAATTTCTCTCCATTCACCACATAATAATTCTCTTTATCAGTCCGAACCCTCACCACCTCATCTTCATCTTTTCGTATTTTCACTTTCACTGGCTTAATAATTCGGCCCTTATTGTCTCGATTGTAATTCCCTACCATAGACAAACCTGACGGCCGATTGTACAAAACCCAACTGATAGCCCTCAATACAGAAGTTTTCCCCACATTCGATCCTCCTACAAAAACATTAATTCTCGGAGAAAACTCTATGAAAGTGTTCCGATGTGATTGAAAATTAACCAGTCTTATGCTTTTTAACATTCCCATTCATCCTCCTCATTTTTTTCTTCTTCTCGCTCATTGGTATGAAAAGTTTTATTCATCCGCGCCTTGTCTTCATCGGGGAAAAGGTCATAGCCGAAAGTTTGTTTTATGTGATCATTAAACCGATGCCAGGTGGTCGTATAAACTCCTAATTGACTTACACTTAGATCCCTCCACTCTTTCAAGTACTCAACATAATACCCGAAATAAGTTCTCCAATTTCGAAAATAAGAATCGAAACCGCTTTCATTGAAATTTTGCCAATAAAGGGTTTCCTTGTTTTCCTTCCACCATTTGTAGAGGCTATACATTTTTTTCCAATAAATCAGCTCATTAAAACCTGGCCTATAAAATTCTTCAATAGGTTTCCGATCCTCTGCGGGAATAGATTCCTTGATTTTCCTTATAATGATTTGGCCTGAACTCTCCGGTTTTTTATTTAAACAAAACATAAACCACGATTTTTTATTATAGCCATCATATAACCAAAGAGAGAAATCCCGCGTCAATATGTTTTTATTGGATGGTTGATAATTCTCATCCCACATTTTAACATATCTTTCCACAGCCTTTTTCAATAAACTTTTAAGCCCCTTCTCGCTGTATTTTTTACCAAATATATTCCTCTTCAATTTCCATTTTTTAATCCATTCCTCATCCAACTCTGGATTGAATTCCCCGTTTAGCATCCCTATCAATATATTTATTATTCTATCAAATTTCTTAGTAGACTGGCCAGCTCCAGGTATCCTGTTTTTAAAGCCCCCCAACTTTATCATTTCTACAGCAATTTTTTTAGCAACTTTTTTAAGGGAATTTGTTGTGTTAATTTTTTTATTGGATTTCCTAAAAGAGAGGGAATCCTCGAATTCTTTGAATTCGAGTATATCTTCTTTAGAAGATATTTTTCTATTAGTAATATTATTATTACTTTGGTTAGTTAAGTTTTTTAACTTTGGGAAGTTAAATTTTTTAACTAACAGAACCAAAAAATCCGGCCTCAACCGATAATGAACCACAGGAAATCCTCCCACCTTCTTCACCTTAGTTTCCAGCACTCCCATCTCTTTTAGTTGTTTTGCGGAGGACATTACCTGGTATTTAGACAGGTTTATCTCCTTTTTCCAGTCCTCGTAGGTCTTGAATATCCAACCGTCTTTCGTCTTATCTGTCCAATACAACAGCTGGCTTAACAACAACGCAGTATTTATCCTTCCGTCGCAGTAATCTATGAACAATCGGGGGATTACTAAAAGGTTGGCCTGGCCAGAGAGCTGTGTTATCATGTGTAGGACTTGTCGTTGGCTTAGGTGGTGATTAACATTTTCTTTCGTATTCGAGTTTTCTTTTTCTTTGTTCATATTATCGGGAAAACCTCTCTATTTTTATATAATATAATATAAAAATTACTTAACTTTTTTCATAAAAAGAAATTTTAATTTTGTTGTTCCTTTTTTTCGGTTCTTTACGTAAAAACTCATTGGGGCAGGGCAGGATTCGAACCTGCACAGCACGGCTTGTCGAACCATGTGCCCGACGCGTCTATCCAATTCCGCCACCTGCCCCGTGCGGTAAATAATAATGTTCTGCACAATTATTTATTTATAGCGTTTATTTGTTTCGCTCGGCTATGATGGTTTTCCCAAACTCCTTGGCTCGCTCTCCCAACTTGGATTTCTCTTGGTTTTTGGCTCGCTCTCCCAACTTGGATTTTTCTTGGTTTTTGGCTCGCTCGGAAAGTGTTGGTTTCTCTTAACGTGTGGCTCGCTCTTCATTTTTGGATTTCTCTTTTTAGACATGGCTTGCTCATGGGCGATGGATTTCTCTTTCCTCCTGGCTCGCTTACATACCATGTCTCTTTCCCAGGTATTCCTCCGAATACGGCTTTCTCACTGGCAATCCTTCCAACGTCCTCCACGCCACGTACAGATCCTTAAGAAACATTTTTACCATATATCGATTAGCTGCATTGTGTTGATGAAAAGCCTTGGGATTTTTGGGATCGCTTGGGTTCTTGCTGGGTGTGCCCCAGTCTTTTGAATGCAACCTGTTTTTCATATTATCGTAATATTCGCGATAAGGAGAATTACTCATCAGGAACGAATGCCCCAGGACTCCCAGAAGCTTAGATTTAAGAAATTGATTGTACGGGCATTTTTTTCCTTTCGTCTTCTTGTCTTTGCCTGGAGCTAGTCCGCTGAAACTCCACAGTTTGCTTACGGTGTCAGCTTTATGGATATCAAACTCACTAATAATCACTGCCGCCATAGTCTCTCCACACCCCTTCACATGTTTTAAAAAGTTTTCCCACAGCGGATGTTTGCGTATTTCTTTGGCAATTTTGCGGGAAATCTCTTCTTCCATCGCCAGCACGTCTTCTCTGCGATTTAATATCTCTACTAAAAACGCAGGGTCACGCTCTGGAGCTCCTTTTTTTACCTTTCCGTTTTTCTTAATTCCCAATCTGTTGTCGAGGGATATGCGTTCGCGTTGGTAATCGTAGTATATTCGTGTTAGTGTTTTGATAGAGTTTCTTGTTTTTTCATCCATCGTTCTCCTCCAAAATCTCTCCCAGCCTGTTATACAGCTTTCGGAGTAATTTCATTGTCTTTTCGTTTAATTCCAAAACATCAGCATTCAATGCATTCAACAACATCCGGGCATACATCTCCGGGAGGCATCCGTTCGCTGTTCTTGCGTAGTGCTCCTGTTTTTTGTTGAGTGTTTTCCCTGCCAGCCTCCGAGCTCCATAAGGAAGAGGGATGCTTTGTCCATCTGAAGTTTTAGCAATTCTTTCCTCAATAAACTCATTCATTCTCTTCACATCCATTCCCAACGCTTCCGCTATGGTCTCTGCTGGAATACCCATATCCATAGCTTTAATAAGGAAATGAGCGCGGTCTTTTTGATTCATTTTTAGCCCGTGTTTACAATTTAATCTACCCGCCTCGAGAAACATTTCTGCGTCGCTCTTATAAGATCGAGCCTCAGCATCGATTTCTCCACTCGCTCCCATAACATCCCATACAGCACGAGCTCGATGAAATCCGTCTACAATGCGGTTGTCTTTCTCATTGATGATTATGGGTGGAAGAGAAATCCCCGCACGAATAGCATCACGAAGATGATTCAAGTTAGTACTGTCCAGCGAGTCCACTTTATACCTCGGATAAATGTCAAAGTCAAATACAAGCTCAGATACTTTGACTCTTTTCAACATTTTCCTCTCCTTTCAATTAATCTTTTAAAATAACCGGAGTCCTTTCCTTTCCGAAAAGGAAAAAGAAAGGACCCCTTTACCCCTCCTTATCTCCTTTCTCTTTTCATAGCCTCTCGCCACACGAAATCACTGAACTTCCTCTCACATTCCACGCGATATCCCGATTTCATCACCCTGCGGTCGTGGGTCATGAGACGCGTGAACACATTATACAGGTACCAAAGAGTAAACTGCTTCTTGATGGATATTTCTTTTTCTGACGACACCTTTTTCAAGTCATCATCAAAATCCAGATACCCCTCCTCTCTCATCCTCTCGAACATCGCAAT